GTCATCTGCCAGTTCATGAACTTGGTCAGACGCTGCGCCTTGTCATACTTCTGGCGCGTCATTTTGCCGAGAACCTTCTCCTTGGCTGGGCCACCGGGCGGGAAGACCTCTTTGATCACCCGGCTTGAGAAGTCCACGCAAGCCTCAGTCAGCATCGGATGCACGACCTTACTTGCGCCAACGAAATTAGCGCCACCGGGAGCGTCATCGCCCAGACCAGTGCGGCGGATACCTTCCTCGTATTGCTCGTCGCGCTTCTTGCGTGACTCCTTGTCCTTCTCGATCAGGTCGGACAACTCCGATCCGATCATAGCCAGTTCGGACTCTGGCATTGTCTCTGCGAGGTTGGCGTAGAACTCGGACTCGCCCAGCGAGGGGCTATCATCGATCCGAACCATCGCTCCGCCGTCAGGCGTGTCGATCACATCAGGGTCTTCGTCAACCGGAAACATCTGACCCGCTGGGTCTTCTGCTTCATCATCTGGACTCATCGGATCAGCCATAGCACTCTCTTAAATCGCGTAAGGGTTGTTGTACTGCTTCTGTCTCTTCGGCATCGGCTCGGGCTGCTTGACCGTCATTGCCAGCATATTCTTGTCGCTCAGGAAGCGTATCGCCTGCGTGGTCGAGTCCATCAAGTCATCGTGCTTGATCGACTTCTCACCAGTGAAGCTGCAAAGCTGCGAGACAAGCGGCTCTGCCCAAGTCTTGATCTGACCCGGTCGCTTCTCGGACTCTACCACCCAAACATACCCATGTGCAAATATGTGCGACACCATGTGCAGTCGGGCGAGCTTGTCAGCCCTGCCGGGATTGTACGGGTAAGCGAGGATCTCTTCACGAGCCAGCATCTGGCGCAAACTGATACCCGAGCCCTTGTCCTCGATCAAAACCAGATCAGGCTTGCGTCCGACCAGATAGGATGACTTGGGGCCAACCAGCGGAGCAATGACCGGCTTCAGGTCGCCCTGACCGTACTGGACGTTCATCTCCTGCTTCACCCTCGTGATCAGGTCAGGCAGGCCGAGATGCTCTTCCCAGCAGTCCAGCAGGATGATGGCGGGCTTCTTGTCGTGCTTGAAGTAGCCCCAGACTGAGCAGGCGCTCGGGTCGGGGTCGCCCTTGGTGTCGGCGGTCTTCTCGGTGAACGCGGTGTCAAGGCTCATGATGATGTACTCGAACTCAGGCAGCGGCTTGTCAGCCTTCCATACCTTGATCCAGCTACGCTTGATGATGCCGTCCTCTTCGGGGTTGATCACCTCGGCGTAGATCTCCTGCCTGCCAAGCTTCGTCCCCTCGTACTTCAGGATCTGATCTTTGAACTGTGGCGCGAGGTTTTCGAGGTTGGCGTAGGTCGAGGCGCGGGTGATGACAACGTCCTTACCCTCTTGCTTGATCAACTGCTTGACCAGTTCCTTAGGCTTCGGGGTGGTCGAGGCGATCTGTCGCACCCTTGTGCCGAGTCGCATACCGAACTGGATCATGTCCCACGCTTCTTGCAGGTAGTCCCAAGCCGCTAGCTCGTCGAACCAGCCGCCGTGGAACTGTGGGCCTCGGAAGCGCTCGGGCTCGGATGCCGGGATGCCCTTGATCATCGACCCATTGATCAGGTAAAGCTCCTGCTTCTGGGACTTGAACTCTTTGATCAACTCATATGGGATGACGTTGAGGAGGCCAGACTCACCCTCAAAGCAGACTGACGATACGTCAGAGCTTGTCGGGGCGGCAACCAGCCAGCGGGTGTTCGGCTCTGACCATGCCCACCAGCCCAACTGCTCGGCTGCGGTGCGGGTCTTCCCGGCTCCCCGGCCTGCAAGCAGCAGCCAGATCGTCCACCACTCGTCAGGCGGCAGGATCTGGTGCGCGTGAGCCTTTGACAGCCATTCCATGCGCCACATATAGGCAACCTGCTGGGAGCGCGGCAGCATCGAGAACTTCTCGACGATTGCCGGGTCTTTCAGGATGCTCAGGTCAGTCATCAGTAGCCCGGCTCAGTCCAAGGGCTGTTTGCCTTGCGACGGGTCTCAGCAGGCGAGAAGGTCTCCACCGGCTTGGGGGCTTCGCCTGCCCGAATAGCGGCGGCGATAGCCAGCGTCCCGTAGCCCTCGATCCCCATCTGCTCGACCAGCAGGGCAACGTCCTCACGGTCAGCCTTGACTACCGTACTGGTGAAGCTGCGGAGGTCAGCAATCGTCCGACTGAAGCCTGTGATGTCCCAGTGGTTAGAGTTAAGCCATAGGCTAACTATCTTCTCGTCCGTCATGCCCGTCCCTCAAAATGGCTATCCATCATCATGATCTGCTCGGCAGCTAACTGCGCCTGATCATCGTCCATCTGGTCAAGGTTGATCACCTCGCCCTCTAGCGTCAGCACAAACTTCAGCCGCCTGCCGTTGATCATATGCTTGTCGCGGAACCACTCCACAAACTCCCGCTGAGTCAGCGGCGCACTCACTTCTCTCTCCGCGTCTGCTCCATTTTGGTCAGCAGGTCAGCAAAGAACGATGCCTCTGGTGTCACCGTCAATGGGTTGTCAGCGTCACCAGCAACGATCTGGCGGTCGCCATACTTCTTGGGATTCCACTTAGCCAGCAGCTTTAAGCGCGTCTCGATCTGGAGCTTTCTGTGACCCAGCATATCCTTGCGGGTGATCGTCAGGCCACTATTGCTGCTGGTCTCCTCCTCGCCCATCAGTGGCGTGTCGGCGATCTGGAGCAGATCCTCGGCGATAGCGTCGTAGCCTTGCTCTCGCGCCTGCGCGATGCGTTCAGATAGATCTTTATCCTTCGCAGCCCAAGCGTAGATGCTAGTCCATGCAGGCATATGCTCATCACGGCATATCTGTCTTAGTGGCTCTCCGTCTGATAGGCGCTCACATATCTCTGCTGCTATCTCTGGGGTGTATTTGGATGGTCGCCCGTTCTTCTTTCGGGGCTTGTCTTTCGCTGGCGCAACTTTGTCGGATGGCTCGGACATATCAGTCTCCGGTAGTTCATTTGCCAGAACTATAAGGCATCTTCAGCTAATTCGCTATCTAGCCATGCGTCTAGCTTCTGGTGCAGTTCCTCTCGGCGTAACTGGGCGATTGTCTTGCCGTCCTTAGTGATTAGCTCGTCGAGCATCCCTGCCTTGAAGTTGATGCCGGTCACTACCTCGAAGCGGCCTTCGCCTACCCTTGCGTGGTAAATGATCCCGGCATGAGAGATCGCTGTCTCGTTGTCAATCACTTGGATGGCTTCCGACCGCGCTTTGGCTTCTCTTCGACTTGCGGCTCCGCAACTTTGTCATGCGGGGGCAGTGGCTCATCTTGCGCTTCCGCAACTTCTTCTACCGGAGCGGCGCAAAGATTCAATTCTTTGATCAGGCTATTAATCCATCCCTTGAGCAATTCCTGACGGATTTCAGCTTTGAGGTCATGGAACTCGAATGGCAGCAGTACCTGCGTCTCGCCAGTTGAGTAATTTGCTTTTAGTTTGCCGCTCATTTACGTCTCCTCATGTTTTAGTTGTTGGTTCTTAGCCCCGAACGGTTTCCCTCCGGTCATTACCCACAAGCGCATTCAAACCAACACGGCTGGGTACTGGCTATCTAGCTCGCCTCATCCAGAGTTTCCTAGGACTGCTGGCTCTCATTTGGCGAGCCTACCAAGTCTTGCGGACTCAGGCTCCAATACCCATGCGTGTTGGTTGTCGCGTCTACAGTCATCCACCCGGGTAGCTTCGTACTGCTCTCGCCCGCGACAACCGAATAATTGTAACTCAGTATTTGACTCTTAGGTGGGATCAATCGCGTTTCTGTTCGTTTAAATACATCATCATCTCGGCGTTCAATTTCGCCCGCTCCCATTTATCCTGCCCGCTTATCTGCATCAGGGCAAGGGCGAACTGGGCGAAGTTGTGTAGCTTTTCAAGCTCGGTTTCCTCCACCTCGCCCTTGTTAATGCTGTTGATGACGCGCATCACGCCGACTCGATAGCCATCGATCACGGCTTGCCAGTGCGGGTCATGCTTCGGCGGCTTAGGCATTGTTCTTTTCCCTCAACTTAGCTTCGATGGCTTCGGCAAACTTCAAAATCATCTCAACGTCTACATCGTATTCGTATGGCATAACTGGCAATAGCTGAAGCGCATCATCTTCCGTCAGCCCTTGCCATTCATCTTTGAATCGCGGCGCTTGGTAGCTACACTTAGGGCAGATGTACCACTCCCTGTGTTCAGTGTTTGCCTTAATCCATTTGTCTATTGCCTCTTGTTTATGGTCTTCGCTCATGTGTTCTTTTCCTTATGCGTATTAATACTCGTTATTCCCTGCGGTGCTGACGGGTAAACGTGCTGGCGCTGGTCTATCGTCAAGTCGTTTGTGTAGCGCAAGGCTCTAACGATAGCTGGGGTCAATGCCGTGAATTGCTTCGGATTCGGCTCGTCTGGGCAGATGGTAATTGTGTAAGGTAACTTAGCCATGATTCTTCTCCTTTAGCTTGGCTTCTGCCCATTCTGCACCGGCAATATAATCTGCGCTGCGCTTCCCAATAATCCAATCCTCATCCGTCAGCCCTTGCCACTTGCGAAGCGTATAAGTGCGCTGCTGGCGCTGTGGTGGGGCGGTGTAAAGCGGGACAGCATGATACCCATTCCAATCTTCCGGTATCTTCTCTACAACGTGAGATTTCAGCCATTCATGTTCAGGTAGGTCTTCCTTTGGTTTCATCAACCAACCCACCGGCTCCGGTTCAGACTTCACGTTTTCACGCTCGCAGCCAGACTTCTTGCAGAACCCCCCGCAACTTGAACATTGCTTATCCATTATTTTGCTCCCCTGAAAATATTCGTGCTTTCGGCTCGTCACATAACCACTTCTCTGGCGCGTCCCTAAACTTTGGCTCTCGCACTTCAATCAACGAAAGAGCAAACTCAATCCCGTTGAAAAGACCATGCATGTAAGGGTCGCAATTCCAATTACCGTCCATGCCCTGCACATCACGCATCTGGCGCACAGATTCTACTAATGCTTCCCACGCCACAGGCTCCTGTGGTGAGCAGGTATGTATCTCAGCCGGGTTTACTTCGCCGCATCGTTCGCAAATGGTCATTTTTTAATCACCTCGCATTTGTAGTCGCTCTCGCCAACATAAAAACTACCCTGACGCTCACACTCCTTTGCAATGTCTCCGTGAGCAAATAACCAGCCAAACAACCCACCAACAAGGACAAGAAAGCCCGCAGCTAAAAAGTTATCAATCATCCCTGCCCCCTTGCGCGGATAGCTAGTGCTGCGACTTGGTAATAGTTCGACAGCTTGTCCTTCTCTGCCATTGCATCCAGAACCCCCGCACACGCCTCGCGCTCCATTTCCACTGCTTCCTTTACCATTTCGATTACCTCCGCATCAAACGTCAGCCTTGTACGTTGGCTTTCGTCAGCCATTGCTTGCTCGTATTCTTCATCAGTCATAACCGAATTTTTAAGTGTTGCTGCTGCGCCTGCTTTATAGGCGAGGGTAAAGGCTTCGTTCATCTGCGCGAAGATGCAGTGCCAAGTACCTTGCCAGTCTTTGCTAAAACCAGCTTCCCGCGCCCATGCAATGACTTGCTCTTGTGTTGGTTTCATCCCTGCCCCCTTGCGCGAATAGCGTCTGCGGTATAAGACTTGAATTCACTGATTCTCGGATCGCCCACAGCATCAAAACGATCTTTTTCAATCGTCTCAGCCACCTTCGCACACGCTTCTCGTTCTAAAGCAATAGCGTATGAAATCCTATCGCGTAAGTTTTGCTTGCCCATAAGCGCCATGCGGATAATGTCATCTCTGTTCATAACTTATGCCCCCTCATCTGTCTGCACTTCTCACGCTCCTGCTGGGTAATGTCTGGACTGATCTCCTCCACGCCACACAGCCTTGGTCGATCTGGTGGCGGGTAGTGGGTCAGGAAGTACAGCATCACAAGCGTGAAGACCACGACCATTGCCAAATGGATAAAGGTCAGGATCCTGAAGAACTTGTTCATCTTTCCACCTCTACGGTTATGCGGTAACGGACACCGTGGTCATCAGTAACGTGCATGATCTTCTTGGAGGTAGCCAGCGAACCGTCCTCATGCAAGTCGTATTTCATGCGCGTAACAGTCCGCAGCATCTTATGCTCGTCGGCATCCAGAGCCAGCAGGTTATCGCGGATCAGGCTCATGATGTAGTCGCAGAACTCAAGCATCGTCATTCTCCCGCTCGTAACGTGCGTCGTACATAGCGTCAAGGCGGGCTTCCTCGCGGCG